AGAGGCAACTGATAAGACAATCAAGTATGGTTGTGATTTTTGCAATAGAGAATTCCTACGTGAATCTACTATGTCTAAGCACCTATGCGAAAACAAACAACGTTGGATGAACAAAGATATGCAAGGCAATCGTATTGGCTTTCAAGCCTGGCTACAATTTTATAAAAAGAATACGTCAACTAAAAAGAATAAAACATACGAGGAGTTCATTCGTAGTGCTTACTACACTGCCTTTGTAAAGTTTGGAACACATTGCGCTAATATCAATGCAATAAATATTAGTAGATACGTAGATTGGTTGTTAAAAAATAACATCAAAATTGATACTTGGGCTAGTGATAGTGTATACACAAAGTATTTAATTGAGTATCTGCGTATTGAAGATCCGTTAGATGCTATCGCACGTAGTGTCCAAACTACTATGGATTTAGCAGAGAAAGAGGGTATTGTACCTAAAGACTATTTGTGTTATGGTAATACTAACAAGGTATGTCATAGTATTACCAATGGTAAAATTAGTCCTTGGATGTTATATCAAAGTGATAGTGGTGTAAAGTTCCTAGATAGTTTAAATGAATCACAGGTTAAGATGGTTATTGACTATATTAATCCAGAGTTATGGAAGATTAAGTTCAATCGTGAGCCAGAGAATGTTAAGCAAGTTAAGGAGTTATTGAATGCAGGCGGGTACTAGAGTTCGTATATCCTGGAAAAAGGGAGATATCATTGATTGGAATGAAACCTGTGCTTGGGCAATAGAACAATTTGGCTTACCGGGCGACAAGTTTGAGGCACACGCAACCGAAGATTATATGGATTTTTACTTTAAGGATGAGCGTGATGCTATCTTGTTTGAGTTGACTTGTGGCTAAAGTTATATTATACATTGATATTGATAGGACCTTAGAAATAGTTAGAGAGTTAAAAAAACACGGTTGGGTAATGGGCAAAGATTTTGACTTTGCATATCATAAAGCAATATACAATGACTTTAGTGGATCTAATTGGGAACCAGAACTAGAGAAACATACTGTGTTTACTTTTTACAATGATAGTAATGCAAGTTATTTTATGTTGAGGTGGGGATGAATATAACAGAAGAAATTGTCAATCAAGTAGCCGATCAAATGTCTAAAGATATTGACACACTAGTGTTAATGTCTGCATTGGGTTGGACTAGTGTTAAGTTAAATGGGTTTCGTAATAATAAAGAAGCAGTAGATATAACACTTTGGTTAGAACAGAACTGCACAGGTGAATGGAAGAACCTAAGCACACGTTATATCTTTGAAAAGAAAAAAGATGCTGAGTGGTTCATCCTACGATGGAAATGATGTATGAACATTATGATTATAATGTTGGATGGGAAAATACTAAACCCGGCTGGCATGAATGTATTATACGTATCAATAATATTGCCAAATATAACGAAATGGTTAAATGGTTAGAAAATAATATAGGTAAACACGAACGACATTGTAGATGGTCTATAACCAATTATGACGTATGCAATTTCAAGTTTAGATATGAAAGAGATTATATTATGTTTACGTTGAGGTGGAGTTGATGGCATCAATACCGCATATACAAGACTATGATGACGATGATCCGGAGATTGATTTTCGTAAAAGACGCTGGGACTATTGGGCGGCATTGAAACTTGTGCGTAGAGAATACATGGCTGATTTAAAAGCACTTGATGGTCAGTTTGATGCGTTTGACTTTGAAGATTACATTGAAGAAAACTATGGAATCAAAATGAACATAGTCAATGGCAACATAACTGACGGATACAAGATTATGGACGAAAANAAGTACCTAATATTTTTATTAAAATTCCAATGAACAACACACCCTTTCCCATAACTCCTTTACAAGATAATAAATTTATGTTATCATGGCCTAGATGGCAGAATATTAAACACTTTCATACAAAGAAAAAACTATTGGATGTGTTATTTGACGATATTGGTAGTGAAGAAGTAGGAATTAGTATATCAATTGTAAAAGACGAATTGGATATTATGTGGATTTCATGGTATGCATGGGCACAAGATGTTAACGGTGACTATGCTACCTACTTAGAAGATATGTACGAGATTAAAGGTGTGGCATTCAATAGTGAAAATGAAGCCTTAAAGCTACAAGATTACTTAGAGAAGAAATATATTTGGAAAACATTACAATTATGAATAAGATTGGTGTTGATATCGGTAAAACAAAAATTGAGTGCTGTGTATTATCACCCACTAATGATATATTATTTAGAGAGCGTCTACCCACAGATTCCGTATACAAAGAAATAGAATTTCTCTATAATAAAGCATTATCCTATACTAGTACAAAAGAACATACATTAGGAATATGTATGCCGGGTTCTATAAGTTATAGAACTGGTTTACTGAAAAATTCCAGCATAGAATTTTTAAATGATACAGATTTTGTAGGCATATTAGAAACTAAATTAAATCGTAAGATACAAACTGCAAATGATAGTCAATGTTTTGCTTTAGCAGAAGCCTTATTGGGAGCAGGTAATGGCTATAATACTGTATTTGGAATGATATTAGGTACAGGCGTAGGAGGCGGAATTGTAATTAACAGTTCATTACATAAAGGATTTCATAACATAAGTGCTGAATGGGGACATACAACACTAGATACAAGTAATAATATAATGTGTCGATGCGGTAGAATCGGATGTGTAGAAACTTGGTTAAGCGGCTCGGGGATAGACAAATGGGCATTTAATATTACGAATAAAAAATTATCCACAAAAGAATATTTACAAATTTCGGAGATACAAGAATCTTTCTTAGAACAGTTTGGATTAGCTATTGCTAATTTAGTTCAAGTGTTAGACCCGGATTGTATTGTAATTGGTGGTGGAATAAGCAATAATGATATCTTATACACCCGAGGTATTGAACGTGTGAAAAAGATTATATTCAATGATGAATTTAGTACACCTATCTTTAAAGCAAAATTAGGTGACAGTGCAGGTGTAATAGGAGCGGCATTATTATGGCAAATGACATTATGATTGACATTGAGAGTTTAGATACAACACCTAACTGTGTTATCTTAACCATTGGTGCAGTAAGATTCGATCCAAAAGGTAGCGGGGTTGTTGAACGATTAGAGTTACGTCCTACAATTGAGGATCAAACAGAAATTTATAATAGGAGCATAAATGAAGATACCCTACGTTGGTGGAGTGAGCAGAGCCCTGAGGCAATTGAAGAAGCTATGGGAGATAGCGGACGACTACCATTTGCTGAATGTATGGAGATCCTTTATAAGTTTTGTTGGAACCGTCGTGCTGTCTGGAGTAACGGTGCTTCCTTCGATTGTGTCGTTATGGAGTCTGCTTGGCGGCAGGTAAGTGACAAGCCTAATCCTATTCCCTGGCCTTTCTACACCGTTAGAGATACACGTACCTTGTATGAAATAACNGGAGTAAGTCTTAAAGACGGNGGNCACGTAACCAGTCACAAAGCAGTAGAAGATGCCGAAAGACAAGCTATTGTTGTACAAAAAGCGTATACTAAATTAATTAAAGCAGAACTGGTGCCTNCCCCAAGATGAGAATTGATTCAGATATTGATATTGACTTTGGTGATAGAGATAAGTTATTAGAACTTATCAAACATACNCCTGCCGCAATGCGTAATGCTAACCCTATGCGTAAACACGCTACTGGTGTGTATATTACAGACATTCCATATGACCCNGTNAATGATATGGCCGCAATTGATTATGTTGNGGCAGAACAGCGCGGCTATTTTAAATTAGATTTGTTGAATGTTCACGTTTATTCACAGGTACGTGATGAGTTGCATTTAGCAACATTGATGCGTGAACCTAATTGGGACAAATTACACAAAAGAGAGTTTGTTGAGAAGTTAATTCATTTGGGTAATCATTATCAATTACTACAAAAGATGCCTAGTGAAGTGAATAGCATTCCCAGACTAGCAATGTTTTTAGCACTAATTCGACCTGCTAAACGACATTTAATAGGACAATCTTGGGCTGATATATCTAAATCAATTTGGGATAAGAATACTGATGGGTATAGTTTTAAAAAGAGTCACGCGGTTGCATATGCACATCTAGTAGTGGTTCATATGAATTTGTTAGAAGAAGCTTAAACTATTCTTTTTACTAGTGTAATACTACGGCGTTTACTTCTGCGTTTGTTTAGTTCAGACATACTACACAACGGACCGTGTATTACTGTTAAACTTTTGTTATTGAAAGTTCTGAGATATGGTTTAAAGATAGACCATTCTTCTTTTAAAAATAGGTTGATTGGTATAAGTCTATTGCTTTCCCACCACCAAACATCCCCTAATTCTAGGAATTTTTCTCTAATACTAGACTCCATTATAGACCCGTAATCGTATATAGTGGTGACAATATCATCCCTATTTTGAACTATTCCAACATAATCTTGGTTGGCGTATGAACATATAGTTATGAACGGATGATTTGAGGTTAGTTTATTGAAAAATTCGTTTGTTATCATTGTTGTTATATTGACCGAAATATTTATCATCGGACGATATGGCAATATATTTTGATAAATATCATTATGTACTCAACTCAAGTTTTCGTCTATACACAAAGACAAATCGTTATACTTTTATCAGGATTTTCCCCAAGGAGCTATATGCCTCAGTATGCCAAGCCACTCACACTTAATAAGGGTGTAGACAATCAAATTCAATTTCAGTTCTTAAACCAAGAACAAAAGCCCGTAGATATTACCGGTAAATCAATAGTCTGTAGGATTATTAGTTATGAAGGTACAGTGGTACTACTACAAAAGGCACTTACATTGCAACTACCTGCAACCGGTATTGCCGCATTGTTTTTAAACTCAGCCGACTTAGCAAGTATCGATGCACAGAAGTGTTATTACTCATTAGAGATCCCTGTAGGAGAATTTGATTATCCGGTATTCGTTGATAGTAATGCCGGAGCACGTGGTGATATGAACATTGTTAATAGTATATTACCTAGCTTTGTTCCTTCAATGCCAGTAAGTATTCCTACTGGTCAAGACTTCCCTAATCTACACCCAGATGGTAACGGTGAAAGCAATATCACATATTACACTAGCGTAGTTGATACTAATGATAGCCCAATATTAACACTACAAGCACAATACAGTGAATATTACGGTAACATTGTTATTGAAGGTTCTACCATTGTTGATGGTGATTGGTATCCTATATTAACCGACACATATAGCAATGTAAGTGATACAAAAGGTTATGTAGTTCAAGGTTATCACCCATATGTTCGAATGCAATTTGAAAGCAATAATGGTGCAGTCACCAACATTTTAACAAGATAATCAACCTAAACTATTGTTTATCTATGACAGTTGTGTTATACTACATAGATGTTTGATATCCTATCAGTAATTCCCGGAAAGAAAAAACTCACGCACGGCGGATGGCATAGCTTTAATGCTATCTGTTGTAGCCGCCGCGGACATAAAACTGATACACGTGGTCGTGGTGGTATTAAATTTGATGGGCAATTTAATTGGTCATATCATTGTTTTAACTGTGGGTTCAAGTGTGGGTTTATGTTGGGTAAAAGTATTACTCAAAATACTAAAAATATATTATTATGGTCAGGGATTGATCCTACACAAATAAGTAAATGGAGTTTAGAAAGTTTACAACATAAAGATTTACTAGACTTTACTAACTTAAAAAAACAAAAATCAAAAATAAAATTTAAAGAACATACATTGCCTGAAGGTGAGTTAATCGATATTAATAACACATTGCACAAAGTATACATTGATTATCTGTCTGCGAGGTCGATAAATTATAATGACTACCCGTTCTTAGTTACACCTAATGACACTGGCAGACAGTCAAACAGAATCATTATACCCTATACTTATAACAATAAGATTGTAGGTCATACAAGTAGATTCTTAGATAACAAAATCCCAAAGTATATTAACGAGCAACAACCTGGCTATGTATTTGGTTATGACTTTCAGAAACCCGATTGGGAAGTATGTTTGTTAGTTGAAGGTATCTTTGACGCATTAAGCTTAAATGCCTGTGCGTTAACACACAATACAATCAATGACGACCAAGCACAGATTCTAGCACAACTTAATAAACGTATTATCTTTATTCCCGATAGAGATAGTACAGGTTTAGAAACGTGTGATAGAGCATTAGAGTTAGGTTATAGTGTAAGTATTCCTGAGTGGGATGACAATGTTAAAGATGTAAATGACGCGGTAGTTAAGTATGGTAAGTTGCCCACATTACTCAGTATATTGAGTAGTGCGACAACTAGTAAAATCAAAATAGAACTACAGAGGAAGAAAATTGAAAAAAGATTACGAAAATAAAAAAGATTACAGTGTTGAAGTGCAAAAGATATTTTTGCGTATAATGATTACTGAGGCAGAACTCTATACCAGAGTTATGAACATATTAAACAGTGAGAACTTTGACAGGTCGTTAAGGCCAGTTGCAAATTTATATAAGGAACATACGGCAAAATATAGTATCTTGCCTGACCCTACACAGATTAAGGCACTTACTGGACAAGACATTGATATCATACCTAACTTCAGTCCAAATCAATTTGATTGGTTCTTGGATGAGTTTGAAGGATTTACAAAACGACAAGAACTAGAACGTGCTATTCTTAAAGCGGCTGACTTACTTGAGAAGGGTGATTTTGATCCTGTTGAGAAACTAATTAAAGATGCAGTACAAATCAGTTTGCAAAAAGATATGGGTACTGATTATTTCTATGATCCTGCGGCACGTATCAACAAATACTTTAACAATGGTGGACAAGTTAGTACGGGCTGGCCACAAATGGATCGTATCTTATATGGTGGATTCAGTCGAGGTGAACTTAACATCTTTGCAGGCGGTAGTGGTTCAGGTAAATCATTGGTTATGATGAATATTGCATTGAACTGGTTGCAACAGGGAATGAGCGGTGTTTACATTACCTTAGAACTTAGTGAAGAACTAACATCATTACGTACAGATGCTATGTTGACTATGATGGGTACAAAAGCGATTCGCAAAGATATTGATACCACAAGTCTTAAAGTTAAAATGGTTGGTAAAAAGTCGGGACAATATCGTGTTAAGGGTTTACCTGCACAAAGTAATGTAAACGATATACGTGCTTATTTAAAAGAAGTACAAATTCAAACTGGTATCAGAATTGACTTTGTGATGGTTGACTACTTAGATTTGGTTATGCCAGTCAGTGTTAAAGTTAATCCTAACGACCAGTTTATCAAAGACAAGTATGTTGCTGAAGAACTACGTAATCTTGCGAAAGAGATGGGCATATTGATGGTAACTGCAAGTCAGTTGAATCGTAGTGCGGTAGATGAGATTGAGTTTGACCACAGTCACATTGCAGGTGGTATCAGTAAGATTAATACAGCAGATAACGTGTTTGGTATCTTTACAAGTCGTAGTATGCGTGAGCGTGGTAAGTATCAGATTCAATGTATGAAAAGTCGTAGTTCGACAGGTGTAGGTCAAAAGATTGACTTAGATTATGATATTGAGACAATGCGTATTAGTGACAGTGACCCTGACAATCAGAATAGTTATACTCCCCGACCTAGTGCTAATGATATTATGAGTCAATTAAAGCCCCAAAGTACACTAGCATCAACCTCTCCTATCATAGACCAAACTACAGGGGAGATATTAGAGCCGGAAAACAAGCGTATTATAGCGGATGTGCAAGGTTCTAAGCTTAAAGCTATGCTAAACAGTTTAAAGAAATAAAACCTAAAAGTAGATAAATACTATTAGGAAACTAATATGCAAAAACAAACTCGCAGTCTACTAGAGGAATTAGAAGCTATTGGTAATAACAGGGACACGACTCACATTATTGAGAGTCGTGGCCACAATATTATCACAAGTGCTATCAATCTAATAGAGATGATTAATCGTAACTATAGTCCTGAACAAGCCGCTATTTTAGAGCGTAAACTGTTAGGTGCTATAAAGAGCAAGGACCAAGCAAAGTTTTCCAAGTCATTAAGGAAAAACCGTGAAGCTGAATGAATTTAAAAAAGCAAAACTAAATGAACTAGATTTAAGTTCATTTTTAGGAGATTATGGATCTGCCGCTGTGCGATCAGGCTTAGGCTCTTTAGGTGGCAAGAATGTATTAAGTTCCACAGACCAGATGGCTAAAGATGATTTTATAAAAAAATTCAATAGTCGTGCCGCTAGCGGATTACAGAGTGCGATTGATGGTGGGTTAGTTGATCCTAATGCCGCAGGTCAAGGTATGTCAACTACACAACAAGGTGTTCAAACTAACCCCGTAAATGCAATATCACAGAAACGCATTGGTGCACAGAAACAAGCACAACAACGTGCTGATGCAGAGGGTATGCCATTCAGTAAGTTACCAACTCAAGCTACACAGGATCCTGCACAGGTAAGACTACAAAAGCAACAGGCTGCGGCTAAAATGGCGCAACAACAAATGGGTCAAACCCCTACACCAGTAGCAGGTAGAAATGTATCCCCTACTCCTGCACAGAATAGACAAGAAAAACTTGCTGCCGCAACTCAATCTGCACAAGGACAGATGAATCCTGTAAGCAAACTACCAGCAGATCAGTTTGCTAAGAGTGCAACTAACGTAAGACAACAACAGCAAGGTGTTGCTACACAAAATGCACAGGGTCAAATGAATCCTGTAAGCAAGTTACCGGCAGACCAGTTTAATAAGAGTGCTGATAATGTAAGACAACAACAGCAAACAACTGCAACTCAAACTGCACAACAGCAGATGGCTGAACCTACAACAAAGGCACCATCTACACTTGATAAACCATATGATCCTGCAACAGGTAAGGGTCGTAAGTATGATGGAGTTACTGGTGAAGCTACGCCTGAATGGCAAAAAGAGTTAGACAAACAAGAGGCAGCCCGTCTTGAAAAAGTTGAAGCAAATCGCATCGCATCACAGGCCGATGCCGCTGAACGAGATGCTAGGAATGCTGAACTGGTCCGACAAGGAGTAAGGCAAAATCCTTCTAACGTTACGAATAACATTACGCAAACATCTACTGCACCCGACAATGTAAAAATATCAACTGCTGATCCTGCAGAAATACAATCAAAAATGCAGGCAAAAATTGATGCAATGAAGGAAAAGAATCCTAAACTTGCGGCTGCGATGCAAGCAGAGATAGATGACCAGTTTAAGCAAGATAAGCCTGACAACACCGTTCAAATGTCCAAGCGTAATGTAAATCCTAGAAATGCAGGAAAAAACGCATTTGGGCAGATGGCACAAAATTTGGGCAAGGTTGCAGAAGGAAGTCGGTTTGATAAACTAAACTATATCTTTGAAAGTATTTTAGCTGAACAAGATCCTGCACAAGGTTCAACTAAACAAACTATCAGTCAATATATTACTAACTTCTTCAAACAGTTTATGAAGGGTATTAACATCAGTGACCCATCAGTAACGACTCAAGTAGCATCATTGGCTAAAGAACTAGAACAAAACTATGCTAAGGATAAGGGTAAAACAACATTGCCTAAATTAGCTAATTTGGGTTGGTCTGTTTCTCACGCACAAGCTGAAGAAAATCCACAACAAGCAACAACTACTCCTGTTCAACCTGAGAAAACAGAAAAAATAAATAAAACTGGTGGCCAAGGTGCAGCCGGTACTGCAGGTGGAGGCGGTGGCAGTGGAACAACCAACATATATAATGTATTTGGTCAAGGAGCCGGATCTCCGCAAGATGCTCAAAAAGCTAAATCAGCATATCAGCAGATTCAAAGTTTACTAAAAGGTTTGACACCTGCTAATAAACAAAAAATATTAGCAAGCTTGCAAAAAGAGTTAGCTAACTCACCAGCTAAAAAAACAACACCTACAACGACACCGACAGGTGACACCGGCGGAACTTATAATAAAAAAACTGGAGCGGCAACATTAGGTGGTAAAAATATGGTCTCTGCTAAATATTTACCACCGAATATCTAGAAACAACTTCCACAAGCACAGGCAGCCGGAAAATAATATAAAACGTTGCGTTATGTCAACGGAATAATATTATTAGCCACATATTTACTATATAAATACTTTGTAAAAAATATAGGAATATTGTGGCTTCAAAAATGATTATTACATTCTCCAAAGAGGGTAAATCTACCGGATGGGTAATGATAGAGTTAAATGACAATGTAACAACATCTGCGTTCATAGATTTAATTAATCAGGTACATAATACATCCACACATAATAATATCAGTATAAATCGTGACAAATTAGATATTGTAAATACATTTTTAGAACTAAAAAGATATGCAGATAAAATCAACAATTCAACCTATGATATAAAACTTGATGTAGATATAACCCGTGATATAACTTTAAAAAAACTATTTGATTTACACGAATGTGTCGAAAGATTAGGACAACGTCAACGAGCAAATGATCCGGACTTACAAAAATGTGAAACACTCCCAGAGGTCATAGATGATTTTGCACAACTTAACAAATTAATACACAAGCTTGAAGGTTCGTTGCACGGTGGCCACTGGCTTACCGCTTCATTTGGTCCTCCGGTAGGAGATCCAGATTTAAAAATTGCACCATTAAAATATAAGATGTTACAAGAAGCTACGATAGGTTATAAAAAAGACCATTTATATTTGGATTATTGCGAAACCGGAAAAAATATGGCGCATATATATCAACAAAATGATGTTGAAACCCTACAAAGAAAAATGGTTCAGCCGCAAAGAAATATACATCCTAGCATCTTTTTAAATTTTAAATCTAATATGGTAGTAGATTATGAGGATTATAAAAAATGGTGTGTAGAAAATAATGCAGAAGAATTGGGATATGATTACGAAAATCCCAGATGGTGGGGTACGTGGGAGTTAGGTAAAATAGTTAAAGCATCATTTGAGAAATTAAGTGTGTTCCCATATTACGACACCATAAAAGTAAAAATATTATAAATACTTAATGATTGAACAATTACGAGCACTTTACGATAAGATTACCAGTCTTAACACTGTAATTACAGAGGATAAGGGACACTTAGACCATCCGGAAGATTTAATATTCTTGCGTGGTGTACAAGGTGCCAACCAAGCTGTCCAAGCAATGGCTGATACTGTAGCTAAACCGGAAAAGGTTACAATTAAGTGGGATGGATATCCTGCATTAATATTTGGTCGTAATAGTAATGGCAAGTTCACTATATTAGACAAACATATGTTCAATAAGAAAGATGGTAGTGGCCGTCAGGTATTCAGCCCAGAACAGTTTGCACAATACGATAAAGAACGAGGTGTTGACAGATCGGACCTACATCAGCTTATAGCACAAATATGGCCTGGCTTAGAGAAGTCTGATAAAAGTAAAGGTTACTATTGGGGCGACTTGTTGTTTAAACAACCATTAGTAGAAAAGAACGGGCTATACACATTCAAAGCTAACCCTAATGGAATTACATATACAGTAGACGCTAATAGTGAATTAGGTCAATTCTTTAAAGGGAAGAACTCTGGTATTGTTGTACATCAATATATTGCACCTGATGCATTAACAACTGACCAAGCTACTCCTTTAGATGGCACTATAGGTAGCTTAAAGAACAACAGTGATGTAGCGATATTACCTGCTAAGATGCCTGTTACACCTAAATTAAAAATTAATTCGAGTCTACTTAAAAAAGCTCAATCAGAGATAGCGAAACATGGTCAAGCAGTTGAACAACTAATGAGTACTGCACCCCAAGCTAGAAATACTTTTAATCAATTGTTTACTGTGTACATTAATAAGCGTATTGTAGCAGGTGATTTAAACAATTTATTAGCAGGGTTTATGGATTATGTTCAGACTAGACCAATGACTGATAAGATGCGTGAGAAGATTAATCAGCATTTAAATGCTAATAAAGCAGGATTAGTTGGTGCTTTTAGCATATGG